AAAAGTTACATTCCAATTCCTGAGCGACCTTACGTCTATCGTATTTTAATTTTTTAACCATTCCCTCAAACCACGAAGAACATGGTTTGTATCCTTGTCCAACATAATCCTTAACTATTGAATGGTCTCTTTCATATGGGTTATCCATAGATAAATCAATCAATACGTCTACAGGGTAATCATCTCTATTCAAAAGGTAATGAACTAAGTCATTCGTTTTTACCATGTATAGGTCTTTTGTATAACGAGGGTCTCGATACCAAAACATCTCAGATATTTTGAAATCATTCATACCTCTTAAGGCCTGGTCATAAATTTCATAGTAGATTGGGTCGTATCCATTTGGAGTTGATACAACGATAACTTTACCACCCGTAGAAAGTGAGGCCATACACGCTGACCAGAAATCTCCGTCAGCTTCAATGAACGCCGCCTCATCAAAAATAAGAATGGTAGGGGTATAACCTCTCAAAGCATCCTTAGAAGTTGCAACAGCTTTAACTTCACATCCGTTATTAAGTTTGAAATGTCTTTGTGAGTTTTTCTCAGCAGAGAATCCAATTCCAACCCAGTCAGGCCATTGTTCAGTGAAACTTCTGACCTTGTTTGCCATCTCCACTGATGTATCCAACTTATTAGCAATGATTAGAATTTTTTCAGGCTTTTCTTTTCTAGCGAAGGCGAGTTTTTTTGATGCCCACGCAGCGGTAACTGTTGAAACTCCTGCCTGACGATATTTCAAGGCAATGTTTTCGTTAAACTTTTCGTAATCTTCTAATAGGGAAACTTGGTCTGGAAATAAATCCAACGGAACATACTTGGAAACTGTATTGTCGTATGTTTGTAAATAAGTACGAAGTGCGTAAGGAGTACTCCTCATACACTTCGTATATTCTATAATTAATTGTTCTTTAGTCACACATTTTCTATTATTTCGGTCTCGATATACCTAAACCACCTAAGAAATCATCGAATCCATCTTCATCATCGTCATCATCTTCAGAATCATCACCTAAACTACCTAAGAAATCATCCATTTCTTCTTTATCGTTATTTAACTTATAATCGTCATATTCACTTTTAAGTGTTTGAGCTTCTCTCATGATTTCTTCGAATCTTGCGGTTGCTTTTCTTACTTTTGATTCATCATCAGAAATTGCGAGCCCGATTATTTCTAAAAACTCTTGGGCCGGAATTTGGTATAATATGGTATGAAACCAATTTATTAATCCTTTGTTTCCCTCTGAAAACATTTCATCAGGTAACGCAAATCTGATTTTCTCAACTATTTCAGGTCCAATTCTAAGTTGCATTGGTTCATTAGATAATAAATCCACTTGTCCTTGAACCTTTTGTCTAAGTCCAGCATCCTGAGGAAGTCCGTATCTACCCTTAGATTCTTCTAAACCTTTAATTATTTCATGACAAAGAATTGGGAAAATCATTCCATCCGCAACAATTTTAGTATCAGGTTTTTCTTCACCCTCATCACCTTCTTCTCCTCCTTCATCGTTATTTTCCAATTTTACCTTACCAGCAACACCTTGTCCTGTTTGACTCATCATTTCAATCATTTGTTCCATACTGAAGTATAAAAAATCATTGATTGCCATGATTCCTAAATAATCCCTATACAATGATGGATTAATAGCATCTAATCTAGCTTTGATTTCAGGTTTTTGGAAGATATAATGTCCTTTTTTTGCGGCTCCTTGTATAATCGCATTTATTATATTTCTTTTATGTTTTTCTAATTCTAAAACTTCCTCATCGGTTAAATCCTCAACATCAAAAGATGGAATTTCTGGCATTTCATCTTCTTCAGGTTTTTCTTCTTCAGGTTTTTCTTCTTGATATCTAAAATCTGAAGTATCAATACCTTGTCTGTTTAATCTAGCTTCGATTTCAAACCAATCTTCAGGAATTTCTGTTTCTTCAAGAGACGCTTCTTTTGCCAACTCTTCTAATTCCTCTCTATGTGCGGCCTCAATTCTCATAATTGATGGAAGTTTCCTCATCATTTCCTGATATATCATACCTTGAACTTGTTGAGAACTAATATCTTGAATACCTGTTACATCCTTTAACTTATCGGCAACCTTACCAAATCTCGAGCTTACCAATCTTTGTACATCTTGAGCACCCTTTTTCATTGCAGGATTTTGAGAATACAAACCCTCAGGACTTGCTAATTTTCTTTCTAACCTTGGGTCCATTCTTTCTGGCCTGTCCCCGTAATTTATTTGTTCTTTAATCTTTGCCATTTTATTTTTTCAATAAGTTTAAAATTACATCAATCACTTTATCCTTAGCGTCTTCAGCTGAAACCTTACTTGCTTTAGGTGCTGGTTGTTCACCAGGGTTAGGGTTCTTACCAGGGTGTGCTGGTCTTTGTGGTTTAGTACCAGGTTTAGTAGTAGGTTTTGTTACGGGTTTTGTTGGTGCCGTTGCCGGTCCTTGTTCCCCCATATCTTTCTTAGCCTTAGGTGCTGGTTGTTCACCAGGGTTAGGGTTCTTACCAGGGTGTGCTGGTCTTTGTGGTTTGGTACCAGGTTTTGTTGTTGGTTTCGTTTTTGGTTTTGATGGTGCAACTGATGGACTACTTTCTACCAAATGTTTTATTAAATCACCTTTAGTTATTCTTGGAGGTAAGTTTTTTTCTACGATTTTCATGATTTGAGATTCAAGATACAAAGATACAGGATTTTTTCTTTCTTCCAATTGTTTCTTTACTTCTTTTACACATCTTTCCCATTTCCTTGACTTTTTTGGTCCTACTTGAGAATGGCAAATAGCCCATGGATTTGGTTTGTTTTTTTCTTTACCTTCAAACATACCCATTCCATCTGTCTCATCACCAAATCCGTCATCTGATGAAGGTCCAACTTGTTTTGGGTCTTGTGTTTCAACTTCTTTATTTGGGTCGGTGGTTACTTCAATATCTTCATCAAGTTCGCTTTCAGCAGCTGTTGCAACAACCTCTCTAGTATTTGGGTCTTGTCTCACAGAATACCCTTTATCGTTCGGAGGTAAACTTCCTCCTTTTGGCCCAACCTTATAAGTTTTTTTTGAAGGCACTTCAGTAACTTGTTCTGAGATGAATAATTTACTATGAAGAATTTGTACCTGTGATTCTGTTAATTTACTAACAGTATTCGATGACAATCCCTTTTCAATCAGTTCTAGGGCTTTTTTATTAATTTTCATAAACTACTTTCTTTTCGAATTCTAATATCAAATCTCTTTCGTAGAGTTTGTCTTTTATTTCTTGTTCTGACACTCCAAATCTGAAAACCATTCTTTTTTGATTTTCAACTTCGTCTGTCTCCCAGGCTAATGCAACAACATCATCCATCGCATCTATCATACAAAAAAAATCGGAGTTCTGAATCAATTCCAATTTAACATCAGTATTCCTCAGAACTCCTACTTTTTTAATATATTGTATTTCAGGAGGACTAGGATAACCGTTTGACGGCTTACTTTCCCAAGAATCTCCCCACACATCAAGATTATCAGAGAAAATGAACTCGTAAAGATTGTCCCCTTTATAATTGGGTCCTAAACCATTTACGTATATCAATTTACTCATACTAATAATCCTTCAGGTGATATTTTTACTTCTTTTCCTTTATTTTCAAACACTAAGTTTTTCTTGTTTGTTTTTCCAATAATTTTAGCTGAGATATTTTCTTCTAAAAACTTCTGAGCGGCCAATTCTTGTTCAACACTTTCAGTCAACTTAATAATTGATTTCATTTGCTTTCTAACTTCTGAAACTATTTGAAGTTTCTTTTTAGCCTTCTTTTCTTTGCTTTCTAAAATTTCTTTCTTACTAACTTCGAAATATTTTGAAATAACCTTATCAACTGGTGATTCCGCAAAAATACTATCTATAATCGCACCATTTCCATATCCACCCTCTTCCATTTCACTCTCAACAGGAATGTCCATATCAGCTTGGATATCTTCAACTTCACTATCGTCTGTTAAATCTTCTCCACCCATATCGTCACCTCCAAGGTCTTCAGAATCTTCTTCAAATTTAGCTAAAATATCTTCTTTATCTTCTTCAGATAATGACTTAAGG